TAACGTAATATTAACTCTGTGCATCGTGTGCATCATCACACTTATCCCAGTTGGGACAGTCATTGCACTCAGGCAACGTCTCACAATCTTCACCGAATGTACCACCACCCGGACACTCACCAGCTTTGACCTTGTTCTTGCCCTTTTTGCCTTTGTCTTTCTTGGATGACTTTTCTTCCTCTTCTTCAAGTTTAGTCAAATCATCCAAATCGAAAGTGTTCTTGTCACCGTCATCAAACAATACTTTCGCTTTGTCATCTTTAATTTTCTTGATGACACCCTCATAAGTCTCACCATCAATCTCTGCTGAGACTCTGTCACCTTCTTCAAAAGGAATGTCATCATTCTCTGGCTCAGGTTCAGCCATATCAAGGTCATCAAAAGCAATATCCTGAGTGTCTCCATCATCGAATTCGACTTCGGCTGTTTCTTCATCTTCATCAACATTCGTTATTACACCCGGATAATCAGTGCCGTCAATTTCGACTACAACTCTATCGCCTTCATTCCAGTTGCTCTCTTCGGATTTCTCTTTCTTCTTGGATTTCTTCTTGTTTTTCTTCGTTGTTGTCTTCTTCTCGTCTTTGTCGTCGTCATCAGCAGTTTGCAAAAGAATTTCCTTCAACTCATCGTATTCTTTGATAATAAGAATATCATCAAGACAAGTTGTCTGCTCAAGAATGTCCTCATCATAGTCATCATCACGTGGTTTGAAATTGACAGAGACAACTTCGTAGAAACTTTGCCGATTGAAACTCTTTTCCTCAATGCCCAGTTTCAAAGTGAATCCACCTTCAAGCTCTGCAAAATTTTCGTAACCATCATCTTCATCAGAGTTTTTGATTTCTTGGTCGAGACGCTTCCCAAACAAGTGATATGAAATTTCCCATATCTGAACACCCTTGTCAGGTTCTTTCGTATTGATAACATTGAAAAGTTGTCTTTCTTTCGGGGCTAAGCTTTTTATTAAATCCTCATCTGCATCAGGGTCTTTTGCCAACTTAGCTCGAAAGTCACAAATCGGGCAAGGCTCTTCACAAGTTTTTCTAAGACAAACAAATGAAGTTTGGTCAACACCTATACTACGATGAACCCAATATGTTCTCTCATAATGAAGCTCGCCCTTGTCGGCAAAAGGATTACCCTCACCAACCTCATAAGGAATAATATCCAGACGGACAGACTTGTCACTTTTGATTGCAAACAGCTTTTTATCTTCCGGCAATTCAAAAGCTGTATTATCAAATCCGGTCTTGTGTGTTTCTGCTCTACGTTTTGCTGCTGCTGCTGTACTACGTTTTTTTCTCTCTTTTTTCTTACTTCGTTTTGACATTGTTTTTTCTCCTTCTAATTTTCTTTTTTATTGTTATCATTTACATTAAAATTATTTTCTCTACGAATTGCCTCCTTTCCTCTGTAGAATCCAACTGTGCCTAACTTCATACAAAGATAGACCACTATTGGCACTACGATAATTATTGCTAAAATCAATAATATCCAATCAAGAATTGTCACCGTTTTTTCCTCTTACTATGTTTCCCAATTTTTGTTTTGCTACGTGCCGCTCGTTTCTCCAATTGCTCCACAATCTCTTTTATTTCACTCGATGCCACATAAGGTCTTGCGAAATAGGTTTGTCCGTGTAAAGTGACAGCTTCACTCAGCATTCTCTTGCGATGCTCGAAAGCACCGACATATATTTGCAAAGTATTTACTGAATCTTGAGCATTGAGATAAATTCGCAAAGCCTTTTTATATTCAGGTTGTGTCAGAACTGTATTCGAAACCATAGCTGCTGTTGGCTTATCCTTGAGATTATATCTATCAGGATGTTTGCCAATCTCCAAACTCAACTCCGCTGATACCAAATCGAGATTCGCTTTTGTTTGTGCTTGAATCTCCTTAGCATCTTTCAATTCTTTGCTGTAGTGAACAAACAAAAATGTATGTTCGGCGACTTGCTCTTCGAGCTTATTCAAGTCAATATAAAAAACGTCAAACTCTTCTTCTGTCTTCATTTCTAATCCTTTCAAAAATACGTTTCTATATTTATATTATCGTAAAAAATCACTATAAAATAAAAAGATTTTTTAATCTTTTCCACCCTCGATAACCTCATAGCAGGCAGCAGCAAGTCCAGCCGCTTTCGAGTCATAAAAGTTGTCACGGAAAGCATCAATAATTATGTAGGCACGAGCAGCAAAATGACCGGCTTTCAACATCTCAGTTTTACAACAAGCTAAAACGAGCCAGCGTATCTGCTCAGACTCTTCACCCTCTGTTGCTTTTAGTATTGCTGCCATTTGCTTCCAAGTTGTTTTCCTATCATACAACAAAGCTCTGACAATTTCAAACGCCTGCACCTCTGCGGACGCTGTCACTATTGCATTCAACTGCTCACTTTTACTTTTTAGATTTATGACACTATTCAAATATACAAGAGCTTTACGAGCAGAGCCATCACTATTCTCAACAATCTTAGCCCCTACATCTGGATGTATCTTGGTCTTTTCTCTTTCACAAATAGTCACAACAAGGCCAGCCAAATCTTTATTATTTAATGGCTTGACAGTTATCTCGGTGCATCTATTTTTAATCGTTGCTTTTAGTTTTTGCGGGTCAGTAGTCGTAAAAAGAAAATAAACGTGACTCGGTGTATCTTCAAGCATTTTCAAAAACTCATCCTGTGCATCTGAAGTCAATTTATGAGCTTCATCAATTAACCATACTCGACACTTGCCTCTCATTGGTGCTTGATGTATTCTATTTTTAATACCACGCACATCCTCTATTTTACGTGGAGCATCCTCAATAAAATCATATCGACTACAACGCAATTTTTTACGAACAATTCTTGCCAGCGTAGTCTTGCCACAACCAGTCGGGCCTGTAAACAAAATAAAATGTGGTATGCTGTCTTTTTCAATCGCTGCTTCAAGAGTTTGCACAGCAATGTCCTGACCTACTATCTCATCAAGGTCACGTGGTCTGTGTTTCTTGTATAGTTCCATCTATTTTCTCCTTTTCTTCTCTCTCAGCTTGCACACATTTTAACATACCAACAATTCCTGAGCCAATACTCTCTAATGAGATTTTTGCAACTAAACAAATACCACCCCGATTATTATCACATTCAAAGTCTCTACAATTTACAGCATTCATTCCCCTATGACAACCTGTTGTCTCAATTGTATCTATTTTCTTAATATCATTCAACAAATTTATCATTTGATTTAACTCGTCACTATAATCACCTTGACTTCCTTGTTCAAGATTGCCTTTAAGCTCATCGTGACGATGTTTCATATCCGCAATCGGCCAAGATAGATTATCAATAAGTCTCTTTTTTTCCTCATTGTTTAGAATCATTACAAACTCCTTTTAATTTATATAATCTGAAATCACAACACCTTCACCAATAGCTTCTTCATCAGTTGCTTCAAAAACCTGTTCAGCAACATCCTCAACAAAACCTTCATCATCAATATCAATTTTTTTACAAGCTTTATAGAAATCAGATATTGCACTTGTCATTCTACTTTTTGCTTTCATAAATTGTTCTTCACACATAAATTGTTCTTCACAATCATCAATATTATTACTATTACTCATATTTGAATCTCCTTTTTCTCATACCAAGAGTCACCCACAGGAGCGACACTGGCCTCAACAGTTAATGGAACAATTATCCAATCCCAATGTTTACGAATATCTTCATAAATTACCTGCTTGACTATTTTCAAATAATCTTTTTTCTCTTTCTTATGAATGTCACCAACAACACTATCGTGAATCTGCCCGACAATAAGCGATTTCATTTTGTATTTACTCATCAACTTTTGAATTCGTATTAAAGACCAAAGCAACCAGTGAAAGGCTGAACCTTGTATCGGATAATTTATTGCTTGTTTTCTATTGAGATTTCCCTCGATTACAAATCCTGTCAATGTTCTAAAAAATCCACTTTCTTGATATGCTTCCCACCAATCTTTCTTCCATTGATTATATACCTTGAATCTTCTATTCCAAAAGTCATGCTCGATTTCTTGTAAATGTTTTTCAAATGTTCCCTCCTTCGGCTCTTCATCATAAATACAATCACCCCGTTCGTAAACTCCCATAGTCTCTAAGTGACTGTATAAATCGTATCCCGTATCTTCAACTACAAGATTCAACTCTTCAATTGCTTTCCATAAACTTACAGCACGAGATTTATACCAATCACCATAAAACTCTGGAAAGACAAATCTGTTCTTCCCTGCATCACGCATCCAATAAGTCACTTGATTTTTTTTGAGCATATAAATCTCAGCAGCCATATCACGATGCATATCCAGCTTAGGATTTTTAATATACTTAATCATTTGTGGGTCATGATGATAACAAGCACCATTACAAATTTCGGCACCTTTGAAATCAATCTCAACAATCTGACAATCTTTACGTGCAATGAAAGCTCGTCTAATAAGCTTCGCAATTTCAGGGTCTTTTATTGGAACGTTTTGGAAATTCGGATGGTCACTACTGCTACGATATGATTGAGTAAGATGCAAAGGAAAATTAGGATGTAAAAAACCATTCGTTGTCTCTCGCAAAATATTTCGCAAGTATGTGCTCCTTGCTTTTTTCAATCTTTCCAATCTCAAATATCTATCAACAAATCTCAAACCAGTTGACTTCAATGCCTCATCATCTGCCTTCGGACGCTGAGTTTTCTCTGTTCGATATGAGCATTTATATTTCATCACGTCAAACAACACCCTACCTAATTGCTCT